CAACCGGCGCAGGCCTTAAGCGAGGCGATGTGCTCCTTAATGTCCACCACCATACCGCGATGTACTGCGGAGGCGGCAGGGAGGTCGAAGCTTCGATAAACGAAAAAGGCACAGTCACAGGAGGCCGTCCCGGCGACCAGACAAGCAGGGAGTTTTTGATCCACTCTTACCGGAACTACCCGTGGACAAACGTGCTCCGCTTCAGTGAAGCGGTCTCCTCGTCCATCACAGTTGAGCAGGCGGCAAGAAACGTCCTCGCCGGGAAGTACGGAAACGGCGAGACAAGAAAGAGAGCCATCAGCTCCCTAGGTCTTGACTACAACGCCGTACAGCAAAAGGTTAATGAGCTTCTGCGTGGAAGTACTTCTCCTCAAAAATCACTTGATGCGGTAGCCAGAGAGGTGATCGCAGGCAAGTGGGGAAACGGAGCCGAGCGGGTTGCCCGTCTTACCAGAGCGGGATTTGATGCTTCAGCCGTACAGAAAAAAGTGAATGAACTGCTGAGATGAGATCATGACTGGAAAGTTCATGTGAATGAAACCGTTCCAGTCGATCTGAAAACTTATCGGGCTGGAACAGCGGAACACTTCTTCTGCTGTTCCTGTTTCACTTTTTATCTCGTTGGAACTTCATCATTGGAACACAGTATCTTTTAGTGTTCTCACATCTTTCTGGATTTTTCATTCCATCTGTTCCACTAATATCTATTAAAAATAAAAGAATAGGCATAAACCTATATGCATATAGAAACATTTGATTTTATACATTATAGAAAAAAATGGAATTTGGGAACAACTGGAACATATGAAATCTCTTCTATCCTGCGGATAACTTCCGCAGGATTTTTTATTTTCCGGGGTACGGATTCCCTCACTTTTCTTTGACGGAAGACTTGTAAGGAACAGAAATCCAAACATGAAAAATTCTCAGATAAGGGGGTACGGATTTTACCACATTCCTTTGACGGAAGACATGTAAGGAAGAAGTCCTTACGAAAACGAAGTGATCACTCGTAAAACCGAAAACTGGCAAAAACATGAAAGGAGGAATCCGAAATGAGCAGAATCAAGTTACTGCTTGATCTCGTAACCGATGTCCGTACCGTCGCTGATGATCTGCAGGCAATCGCTGAAGCGCTCTCCTCAGATGAACCGGTTCCGGAACAGCCAAAGACAGAGAAAAAAGAAGAAAAGAAAGCTGAACCGGAGAAGACAATCCGTCTCGAGGATGTCCGCGCAGTGCTGGCCGCGAAGAGTCGCGAAGGTTACGGCGACAAGGTCCGTGAACTCATCAAGAAGCACGGCGGAACCAAGCTTTCAGACATCAATCCATCCGAGTATGACGTGATGCTGAAAGAAGCGGAGGTGTTTGGAAGTGCCACCTAATACGCATGCCATCCTCTCTCCGTCAAGTGCGGCAAGATGGCTGGAATGCCAGAAGTCTGCAAGGCTGGAACAGGAATTTTCCGATCAGCCAACGCAGGCAGCCGCCGAGGGAACGGCAGCGCATGCACTTGCCGAGCACAAAGTCCGGAAGGCACTCAAGATGCGAAGCCGAAGGCCCACGTCAGAATATGACTCCGATGAAATGGAGGAATGTACCGACGCGTACCGGGACTACATCATGGAGCAGCTTTCCATTGAACGGCAGACCTGCCCGGATGCACAAGCATACATCGAGACGAAGCTCGACCTTACTTCCTATATTCCAGAATCATTCGGAACGTCGGACTGCATTATCGTTTCTGATAATAAGCTCCACGTCATCGATCTGAAGTATGGAAAGACAGTAATTGAAGCCGAGGAAAATCCGCAGATGAAGCTGTATGCGCTGGGTGCACTCGATATCTACGAAGGGCTCTATGACTTCAAAGAAGTCGAGATGACAATCTTCCAACCAAGACGTGAAAATGTCAGCACCTGGAAAAAATCGGTTGCAGCTCTTCGGAAATGGGCCGAGGAGGTCTTAAAACCAACTGCCAAGCTTGCCTACGAGGGTGAAGGAAACTTCTGTCCGGGTGACTGGTGCATCTTCTGCAAAGCCGCTGTGAAATGCCGAGCTAGAGCCGAAGCCAACCTTGAACTCGCAAAAAAAGAATTTGCTCCCCCGCCTCTGCTTTCCGACGATGAGATTGAGGACATCTTAAAGGTACTGCCCGACCTTACCAAATGGGCAAACGACATTATGAGCTACGCAACCGACATGGCCATAAACCATGGAAAAAAGTGGAAAGCCTTCAAGGTCGTTGCTGGCCGAAGTAACCGAAAGTACAAAGACGAAGATGCTGTAATCAAGGCTGCTGAGGAAGCCGGATACAAGGATATCTTCAAGAAGAGTCTCATCACGCTTACTGAAATGGAAAAGCTGATGGGCAAGACTAAATTCAATGAAGTCCTGGGCGGACTCATCGTAAAGCCGCCGGGCAAACCTACCCTGGTTCCGATCTCGGACAAGCGTCCGGAGATCACAGGAAATGATGCAAAATCTGAGTTTAACAAGATTAAGGAGAATACTCATGACTAAGACAAAGGTAGTTACAGGTACAGTCAGACTTTCTTACGCAAATGTATGGGAGCCGAAGTCAATCAACGGCGGCACGGAGAAGTACAGCGTGTCTCTGATCATTCCGAAGAGCGACAAGAAGACCATCGATGCCATCAATAAGGCCGTGGATGCCGCTATCGAAGAGGGTATTGCAAAGTTCGGCGGCAAGAAGCCGAACAAGACAGCCATCAAGCTTCCTCTCCGCGACGGTGATACCGAGCGCGATGATGAGGCATATGCAAACTCATACTTCGTGAATGCCAACAGCACTACTCCCCCACAGATCGTCGATCAGAACGTGAATCCGATTCTAAACCGTAGCGAGGTTTATAGCGGCGTCTACGCGAGAGTTTCCATCAACTTCTACGCATTCAACACCAACGGCAACAAGGGTGTGGCCTGCGGCCTCGGCAATATTCAGAAGGTGCGCGACGGTCAGCCGCTCGGAAACCGCAGCTCTGCATCTGATGACTTCACAGCCATCGACGACGCTGACGACGATTTTCTGAACTGATGGAGGCGCTCTCATGAATAATGTTTTCCAGCAGGTAATAATCACCTGCACCACAATCAACGTGGTCATCATGATTGCCAGCATCACATATATCATCTGTGATACAGTCAGAGACCACCGTTCTGAAAAGAAACATAAGCGCGAAGAAAAGGAAGCCCTCGAGAAGAAGGCAGAATAACAACAAGGTAACACGAATGGCGGGCGGCAGGGAGTAACATCTCTGCCGCCTTTTTTATTCGAGGTGAATACATGAACACTATATCAATCGATATCGAGACCTATTCTGATGTGGACCTTGCCAAATGCGGTGTGTACAAATACGCCGAATCAACATATTTCGAGATTCTGCTCTTCGGATATGCCGTAGACGGTGGTGAAGTCCAGGTCATCGATCTGGCCTGTGGAGAAAAAATCCCGGAAAGAATTCTTGACGCACTAAACGATGATTCCGTGACGAAATGGGCATTCAATGCAAATTTCGAACGTGTCTGCCTCTCCCGCTATCTTTCAGATCTGGGCAGAAGCCTTGACCCCTCCTATGATAACCACCCTCTATCTACGGAACGTACCAGATTCTTAAATCCTGTCGGGTGGCATTGCTCAATGGTCTGGTCCGCGACAATGGGCCTGCCGCTTTCATTAAAGAGCGTCGGTCAGATATTAAAGCTCGAGAATCAGAAAATGGATGAAGGTAAGTCATTAATCAAATACTTCTCTGTCCCCTGCTCTCCTACTAAGGCAAACGGTGGCAGGACGCGGAATCTCCCATCCGATGATCCGGAGAAGTGGAAGATCTTCAAGGCCTACAACAAACGTGATGTGGAAGTTGAGATGGCAATTCAGAAGAAGCTCGCAAAGTTCCCGGTTTCTGATTCTGTCTGGGATGAATACCGCATCGATCAGGAAATCAATGACCGTGGTGTCCGAATCGACCGACAGTTCGTCGAGCAGGCCATCTCAATGGATGCCCGTTCTAAGCGGGAGCTTACCTCGGAAATCAAGAAACTCACTGATCTTGATAATCCGAACAGCGTGCAGCAGATGAAGGAATGGCTCTCAGACAATGGCATGGAAGCTGACAGTCTCGGAAAGAAGGAAGTCGCCAAGATGATCCAGTCGGCTCCTCCGGACATCAAAACCGTTCTAGAGCTTCGTCAACAGCTCGCAAAATCCTCCGTGAAGAAGTATCAGACCATGCAGCGAGCCGCCTGCAACGACGAACGGGCCAGAGGCATGTTCATGTTCTATGGTGCCAACCGGACAGGGCGCTGGGCAGGACGTCTCGTGCAGTTGCAGAATCTCCCGCAGAATCATCTGCCGGATCTTGCCGAAGCTCGCGCTCTCGTAAAATCCGGCGACTACGATTCGGTAAAGCTCCTCTATGAGGATGTCCCGGATACCCTTTCCCAGCTGATTCGGACAGCTTTTATTCCTAAGGACGGATGCAAGTTTTATGTAGCGGATTTCTCAGCAATTGAGGCTAGAGTTATCGCCTGGTACGCTGGCGAGAAATGGCGTCAGAAGGTCTTCGAGGAAGGCGGCGATATCTACTGTGCTTCCGCTTCCCAGATGTTCCATGTACCTGTCGTGAAGCATGGCATCAATGGCCATCTCCGGCAGAAAGGGAAAATAGCGGAATTGGCACTCGGATACGGCGGATCAGTCGGTGCTTTGAAAGCAATGGGTGCCATTGAGATGGGGCTGACTGAGGAGGAGCTAAAGCCACTGGTAACCATGTGGAGAAACACCAATCCGCATATTGTCCGATTCTGGTGGGATGTGGACCGGGCTATCACCACCGCAGTGAAGAGAAAGACAATCACTCGGTGTTACGGCCTGACATTCACTTATCAGAGCGGATGCCTGTTTATTACGCTTCCATCCGGAAGGAATCTCTGCTATGTAAAGCCCCGCATCGGAATGAATAAGTTCGGTGGCGAATGCATTACCTATGAGGGTGTCGGAGCCACAAAGAAATGGGAACGGATCGAATCCTACGGTCCGAAGTTCGTCGAAAATATCGTACAGGCAACCTCTCGCGATATCCTTTGCAATTCTATGAAGACGCTCCGCAACTGCTCCATTGTCATGCACATCCATGACGAACTTGTCATCGAAGCGGACCCGAAGGTCTCCCTTGACGAAATCTGCAAACAGATGGGCAGAACGCCTTCCTGGACTCCGGGCCTCATTCTCCGGGCGGACGGCTACACCTGCGATTTCTATCAGAAAGACTAATACTGCAGGCAATTCTACTCCACATTTCAACGCAAGGGGGTACGGATTGCCCGCTTTTTCTTTGACGGAAGACGTGAAGGAGGTACTCATCTATGACTGATGAACAGAAAGCCCGAATCTTCCGTATGAGACAAAAAGGGATGAGTTATGACGCGGTTGCCGAAGCCCTCTCCCTTTCGAAGAATACCATCAAGTCTTACTGCCGCAGAAACGGCCTCTCCGGGAAGCGTGCCAAAACAGTGGAAATCCCGGAAGAATCCACCTCATTCTGTCCAAACTGCGGAAAACCTGTCCGGCAGATACCTGGGAGAAAACATATCCGATTCTGCTCAAGTTCCTGCCGTCAGAAATGGTGGAACAGCCATCTTTATCAGGTGAACCGAAAAGCAATCTATGAATTCACCTGTGCCTGCTGTGGCCGCCCATTCATTGCCTATGGCAATGCACACCGCAAATATTGCTCCCACGCCTGTTATATCAAAGCGAGGTTCAAAGGAGGTGCCGATAGTGAGTACAGAACAGTTTGAAGCAGAGCGTCGTTATCAAGCGAGTCTCACCGCGGCAAAAAGCCTCCTGAAATCCGGTGCAATCACCAAAGAAGAATTTTATCAGATTGATACAATTCTGCTTCAGAAACACCACCCATCTTTGGGTAGTTTATTCTCAGATAATGCTTGATACAATGTCTCTTTTGAGTGATGAATAGACACGGAAAGGAGCTGATTTCATGAAGAAAATAACAGAAATCAAAAGATCGAAACCGGTCCTTCCGGAACGAAAAAAAGTCGCCGCTTACTGCCGTGTATCCATGGAAACCGAGCGGCTGCATCACTCCCTCTCGGCGCAGATATCCCGCTACAGTGAATTGATTCAGAGCAACCCGCAGTGGGAGTTCGCCGGAATCTATGCCGATGAGGGCATCAGCGGGACAAAGGCGGAAAAGCGCCCGGAGTTCATGCGTCTTATTGCAGACTGTGACGCCGGAAAGATCGACATTGTGCTGACGAAAAGCATCAGTCGGTTCGCGAGAAACACCGTTGACCTTCTGAAAACGGTCCGGCACCTGAAAGACATTGGCGTGGAAGTCCGGTTTGAAAAGGAAAACATCCGCTCCCTCAGTGATGACGGAGAACTGATGCTCACGCTGCTCGCTTCCTTCGCGCAGGAAGAGTCGCGTTCCATATCTGAGAATGAAAAGTGGAGCGTGAAAAAGCGGATGGAACAAGGCATCCCGACTGCAAAGCCGCCCATTCTTGGATATAAATGGGTGGGAAATCATCTGGAGATTGTCCCTGAAGAAGCCGCAGTAGTCAAACGCATTTTTCAGAATTTTCTTGACGGAAAGTCCCGACTTGAAACAGAACGCGAGCTTGAAGCGGAAGGTATTCGTTCCGTGAACGGAAACGTCATGCGAGACTCCCAGCTAAAGCACATCCTTAACAATATTACCTATACAGGTAACACTCTTCTGCAGAAGGAATTCGTAGAGGATCCAATCACGAAAAAACGCCGAAAAAACAAAGGACAGCTTCCGCAGTACTTCATCGAAAACACGCATGAAGCTATCATAGATATGGATACCTGGCAATATGTGCAGGACGAAATGGAGCGACGCCGAAAACTTGGTCCCCTTGCCAACAAGAGCTTAAACATCTGCTGCTTTACTGGAAAGATCAAGTGCCCCTACTGCGGACTCAGCTATATGCACAATCGTCGAAAAAAGAATGGTCACGAGCAGGAATTCTGGGTCTGCGGCAGCAGAAAGAAAAAGAGAACACCAGATAATAATTGCCCGGTCAGCGGTACAATCAGTGAAAAAGCTCTGGAAAAAGCCTGCTGTGAAGTGCTCAAAATTCCCGAATTTGATGAGCATATCTTTCTAGAGAAGGTCGACCACATCGAAGTGCCGGAAAAATACACGCTGCATTTTTTCCTTAAAGATGGAACTGAGGTCACCCTCCCTGCGCCGAATACCGGTCATCAGGACTGCTGGACAGCGGAGTATCGAGCCGAGACTTCAAGAAAACGCCGTGAACATCCTAATGCCAAAGGCACCACAGAGCTTTCAGCCAGAATCAAATGCGCTACATGCAGCTGTAATTTTCGCCGCTTTACACAGCCCGCATCCAATCCGAGCAAGCCGAAAATGCATTACTGGCGCTGTACGGAGCACGGCAAGGACTGCATAACGATAGGATTGCGAGAAGATGCCCTGAAAAAGCAGATTGCCGATGTCATAGGAATACCTGAATATGATGCTGATCTTTTCAAAAAGCAGATTCAGGTGATCTATGTAAAAGGCAAAGATCTTCTGGAATTTCACTTTAAAGACGGACGGGTTGAAACTACGCACTATATCCCTCCGGAAAATACCTTCACGCCTCGCAGCGAAGAATCCAGAGCACATATGCGCCAGCTCTTGAGGGAGCGATGGACGCCGGAACGCCGTCAGAAAATGAGTAAGAAGATGAAAAAAAATAAGGAGTGAGAAACATTGGAAAAGCATCGGAAAGTAAAAACCATTCCGGCGACGTTAACGCCATTTACAGCCACTCCGATTGGTGAGAACAAGAAACGTCGTGTCGCCGCCTACGCTCGTGTATCCACCGATCATGACGAGCAGTTCACGAGCTATGAGGCACAGATTGACTACTACACGAAATATATCAAAGCAAGAAGTGATTGGGAATTTGTCAAGGTCTATACAGACGAGGGAATTTCCGGCACCGGAACGAAAAAGAGAATCGGCTTCCGCACCATGATCGATGATGCCCTTGCCGGAAAGATCGACCTGATCGTCACGAAGTCCGTCAGCCGCTTCGCAAGAAACACGGTAGACAGCCTTACGACCATCCGTGAGCTGAAGGAGCACAGCGTCGAATGTTATTTCGAGAAGGAGAATATCTGGACCTTCGACGGTAAGGGAGAACTTCTGATCACAATCATGTCAAGCCTCGCGCAGGAAGAATCCCGCAGCATTTCCGAGAACTGCACCTGGGGCCAGAGGAAACGGTTCGCCGACGGAAAGGTGACCGTGCCGTTCAAACGCTTCCTCGGATACGACCGAGGGCCTAACGGCGAGCTGGTAGTCAATGAAGAACAGGCCAAACTTGTAAAACGGATCTACCGGATGTTTATGGAAGGCACAACACCTTACGGAATTGCCACTAAGCTCACGGAGGAGAATATTCCATCACCAAGTGGCAAGCAGAAATGGCATGCCGGAACGGTAAAGGCTATCCTCTCCAATGAAAAATACAAGGGTGACGCACTCTTGCAGAAGTCCTTCACCGTCGACTTCCTGACCAAGAAAACAAAAATCAATGAAGGTGAGGTCCCGCAGTACTATGTCGAAAAGGACCACGAAGCAATCATTGATCCGGAGATCTTCGATCAGGTCCAGGATGAACTGAAGCGCCGCTGCCCCGGTAGAAACCGCTACAGTGGCGTTCATGTTTTCTCCGGCAAGGTAAAATGCGGACAGTGCGGGAGCTGGTACGGCTCTAAGGTCTGGCATTCCAATGACAAATACCGCCGGACGATCTGGCAGTGTAATCATAAGTACGATGGCGGTGAGAAATGCAAAACGCCAGTCCTCACGGATGATGAACTCAAGGGAAAATACATCTCAGCAGTCAACAAGCTGTTTGCCGACAAGAAATCGATTCTGGCAGATTATAACGAGATCCTCGCTGGACCGCTTTACGATACTTCCGGACTGGAAAGGAAAAGGACAGAATATGAAGACGAAATGAGTACCGCAGCTGAACTGGTGCAGAAGGAAATCAAGAAGAACGCTCTGGAACCGCAGAATCAGGCAGAATACCAGAAGCGGTATGACACCCTGACAGAACGCTTCAATGCAGTGAAAAAGAGTCTCGCCGACACCGAAGCTGAAATCAGCAGAAAAGAACTCGCCCGCTCTTCTATCCGGCAGTTTCTGGCTACGCTTGGCAAACAAAAAGACCTTGTGACAACATTCGACGCCGTACAATTCCAGAGCCTCGTTGATTTCATCACGGTTTACAGCAAAGATGACATCCGGATAAACTTCAAGAACGGGATGGAAATCAAAGCCTGAAACCAAATATCAATAGAACAAAATGCGCCACCTACGACAAAACCGGAGGTGACGTTTTTTATTCGTTCTGCAGCAATTCACTTATTCTTTTCGTCAGACTTCACTATTGTCTGCTTCTGGATCTACATCTTGTCCGGGATGCATACTGACAGCACCCTTGGCCTGTAAATTGGCTAGATTCT